CTGTAGGTAAAAGGGTAAGCTCGGTTACCGATGTCAAGATGGCTTGGCCCAACGGACCTGACTTAGTTGACATATGGAACCTACGCCAACCAACCTTTGTTGGGGTGACCTTCAGTTGTCTCAGAGCATGAGAGAGTTCTCGCTCCGTTATGGAGTCTGTTCCCTTTCATGGTGAGATAATTGGAGTAATATCTAGGTGGGGATCGAGTTTAATTCCTCTCAGTGACACCAAAAGTGTCATGAGGAGTCTTATCCCGTCCTTACTAGATATTAGCCCTTTTAGTTCGGATAACCACACTGGTCATCCGTCTTTAAGGGCGACACCTTCAACTGCGTCCAGCGGATGTCCTGTGATGTAGCGAGTCACTGCAAGTCGTGAAGATTTCACGTACTTAACGGTGAACGCTATACCACGTTCATCCACTAGGCGTAAGACGTTCTTGAAGTAAGACCTTACGGTACCGCCTTCTAGCTTCATAAGCTCAGGAACATAGAATGTTAGGATTAAAGTGGTTAACTCCACTATTAGTCGTAGTATTCTTGTTTTTGAAGCTTTTAGAAGTTAAAAGGTTCACTGCTCGCAAAAGGTATTCATCCTCGGTAGGTGAGGGGGCTAGCCTGCCTCCGAGAGGGGACTACGACGACCCCAGATGACCTACCTTAAGTCCGCAGGGCCGGTTCTCGGTTTCTCTGAGTACCGGCAAACTCAAGATTTATCTTGGAGTTACCCAAGGCAACAAGGTTGTGTCTTCATGGAGTCTTCGTACCCCCACTCTGAAGCCGGTTAGAAGCTCTTACCAAGGAGCTGCCTCCCAAACCTCAGGGTAGGAATACGGAAGGTCACTCTATGCGGGTGACAGACCTACAACTTACGTCGGAGGGACTATCATCCTTCAGGCTTAAGTATACTTCTGGATTAATGTTGTCGGAAAGGGGATGCCCCTTCGATAGAGGATCTGCACAGAGACGATTTTAAGTCTCTGCTGTCGGTCCCTAAGAAGGGAGCCTTTCCAATCCTACTCATTAAT